CTATGTAGTGCGCTCAAAATGTGGCACATCTACAAATCCCTTGAAATTGCCTCCCCACCGGTTTTTGGGATTCAGATCTTCCCAGTACTCACCTACCGTACGAATCAACTCTTTATCCCAAATGAGCTTTCCTTGCCAGAAGAAATTCAGGTCTATGGCGCAGCGTCTTAGGTGGTTGCTGTTCATCGTCTTTGATCTGCCGCTCTTGAAATAGATCTGCTGTTGTTCTGGTGATCTCCAGAGCTCTCCTCCAGTAATCACCCAACCTTGTGCATTTGCAAATTGAATTAAGCGACTGACATCCATTAAGAATGCGGCCTGCTCTGCCACGAGACTGCTTACCTGAATGCTCATGGTGTTTGCTCTTTTTGAGGCTTACCATTCATACGCATTTCAAAGATTTTCTCTACTGATCTGCCTCCAAAATAGGCGAGCATGACTAACTGGCCCCACTCTCCTAATAGCCTGACATAGGCTTCATTGATATCGATCCCCATGGCCGATAGCAATGCAAAGAGTAAATAGGCCGTCAGAATATAAACAAGTGTTCCAGGCCGAATGTTCTTAGATAACCTGGAATCACTACCCATATCTGATTGCCAGCGCGCGGTGGTGCTTTCTTGTGAAGCGCGATGCATTTGGGAAAGCAGCCTGGATTCTTCTATTTCGAGTTCTTTTTGTTTGAGCGTGTATTGCAATAGAAGCTGCTCTTGCTCAATCTCTAGCTGTTTGAGCTTGATGAGATCTTCACGACTGGGGTTTTCCGGAATACGCACCCCAATCTTGCCCTCGATAAACTCTTTACCTTTGGCTTGTACGGCGCCCGCCAGGAGGCCAAGGCCATTGACGGCTAAGGTTTGCACTAGAGAAGTAATGATTGGAAGCATATTTTGATCATTTGATTTGATATTTGTATTAAGAAGTTCACCGCCCTACACGCTGTGCCTGGCTTGATACAGTTGGCAGCGGGCGCAGTGACATGCGCCCACACGCCTTCATGACTTCAAGAACCACAGCCGCAGTCAAACATTGGCGCTAGCAAGCAGTCATTTCTACCGTTAGCGCTTCTTACCTCCTTTAGACTCCACCTTGATCTTTATCCCTGCTTCTGCCTCTGTTCCCGCTTTTGCTCCTGCTACTGCTACCGCTTCTACCTTTATTTCAGGAGTCATGTCGATGGACACAGGTTGTAGCTGAACTTTATCCACCATCAATCCTTGGACGATCTCCATGAGGCGATCTCCATCATCTTCACCAAAGACCTTAGCCACTACTTCATGGCCGTACTTTGCACAGAGGCGGTCGTACTCGTGTTCTGGAGTGATGGTGGTTTTATTGATCTTCTCAAAGACGGTGACGTTCTCACGCCCAAAGAGGTTTCTCAAGATGTTGGTCTCATATGGCGGTACATGCACATGAATAGTCGTGAAGGCATCTCTGCGCACTACTGCTTCAACTTCTTTGATCTGAAAGTCGCTCTGAATGAGCGCATTGTTGTTAATGTTGTTATTGGTGTTGTTATTGGTGTTGTTAGCGTTATTCATTCCCCTCTCTCCTTATTGAATAGCCAATACCGCATGGGCATTGGCACGTGAGATAGATAAGGCGCAGCGTAAGTTCACCATGGCGTACATGGCCAAGGTATCGTGCGGTCGGATTGGGGCAACGATATCTAGATCATCATCGCGAAGTTTCATAAATCGGGTGTTGAGGAAGTAGCAGCGCTTGCTCCATTCCACAGTGCGATTGGCCATCGCATCTAACTCATCAAACTGAGGATCCCAGATGATTTCGACGCCTTTAAAGGCTAGGCCTGTATTAACACCCGCCCCCACTCCTGCATCGATATATTTGGTTTCTCCAGATCCGGCGACATGGGTAACGGTGACTTGCTTGCGGTAGGCATCAATGAACTTACCACCCGCGATGATGAAATCCGGACTTCCACCGTGCTTAATGCATTGGCGCCAGGCAGTCTCCATCTCCCCCACTAAGTTCCCAGCGGTAGTTGAGGCAATATCTTTGCTTGCGTAGTTACGCCAATAGCTTGCTTTAGCTCGGTCTATTCCTCCTACGGTTCCCGCTTCTGGGGCAAGGCTGACTAGGCTATCTAGACCCACCAAGGTATCGGCCCCATGGGTGCCATCACGGTGGAGCTCTAGATCTAACTTATTCAAAAAACCCTCTCTTAGGACTTCTAGCTGTTCATCGAGTAAGTTGATCAGTTGTACGCGCTCGTTGTATTCCAGCTGAAATCCTCGAGCCCCACCCTCGCGTACCTTAATGCCGTTACTAAAGAGGCGGTCATAGTCGATATACAGGCCATCTACCGCTCTTCGCCAAGGGAATGAGGCTTGTTCTGTGGTATTGCGTTTATTAAATTTGACCGTTTCTTCTCCAAAGGCCCAGCTAAAGTTACTGCCATGCTCCTTACGGATGTTCTCGACTACGTTCTGTTTTGCTCCTAATAGGCTCTTACGGCCTTCCATGAGTTTTTTCAGAAAAGGTCTTTCTACGGCGATTTGGTCAACTGGTAAGTTGCGCAGGTATTCATCCAAGGAGACCTTGGCTAATTCTTGTAAGTCTGTATTTGAAATTGGCATAGGCCACCCCATCAGTATGTGTTTTTAAATGTGCTTTTGAATTTACTGGCCTCATACCATTTGATAGGGCGTGAATCTATCGATTGCTACGCTACTGATCGCGACTTCAGCCATAACGCGGTAGTGTGAGGCGCTAGCATGAGGTTTTAAGTCTTACTAGAGGATTGATTATTAGGGCGCTAGGTGAAGATATGGGATAAATCTGGGATTTTTGTTGGGGATTGTCGAGCAAATTGCTTTAAGCCTTTTGCCCAATGTATCTTTGGTCCAGCTTGGGTATAAAAAGAACGTTCTTTAGGGGTGGCTCGGCATTATCATGAGTCACAATATTAAGTGCATGGGCTGGTTTTGGAAGAGGTACCGTTAAATCAATCTGCCAAAACCTTTTGCACTGGATGGCAGTTTGGTGGCCATATAAGTTGGATCAACCTGAATGCTCATCCCTAACTTTTGGTTGTAATTGCGGGTAACTGGAAGTTGAACCTGCAAATACAACGTGTTTCGCATTATTTGAGAATCATGAATAACAAAGTCTGAAGGCTGTATAGCTTCGACATCCTGATAAGGGAATGCTTAGGAAGCTACCATCACCTTTATTCCTAGTTATTTTATAAATTTAATGACTGATCCCTTGGGATTAATCAGTATCTCAGTATTTGAAAGCCCCTCAAGATCCATTGTTACCCCATTACTGTTTTTATAGAGCCCACTGCCATCTTTTACAAGCCCTAGATCCCCTCCTAACCGCATATAGGTACCCGGGAACTTCGATGGATCAGACAAGTCAAATATATTTCCAGTTGCAGTAAGTTTGCCAGCCCCTATTGCATTTTTAGGAAGATTAATACCGCTAAGCGTAAATGGATACTGTTTTCCCTGAAAAACGAGAACGCCCTTTGACAGACCTTGAATGCCTGGCGCCGCACCTAATACCGCTATGTCCACTGACACTGTTGCAGATGGTGTCTTGGGTGTATCAGCTGCATGAGCGCTAAAAGCAATAAAAATAAAGCTTAAAAGCAAACACATTTTTTTAATGCAATTCATAAAAACTCCAATATTTAGATGATGGTTCAATGCCTAAATAAACGGCTTTAAGTGACTATTTTCTGCATGAATCTAACAAACCTTATTTGTAAAATAAATTAAATGCATCTGCTCCAGCTTGATCTACTGCATAGGTAGATACCGATTTTATTTGTTTTACATCTTTTAATTTATTCATATCAACTACCGTCCAATTGATGGCATTAATACTTTTGACATAGGTAAGATTTCTAGATAAGTCATTCATCGTTGTCCACTCAGTAACTTCGCTAGACTTTTTATCACCTCGTGGACCATCACCCACTCCGCCAGGAGGATCAATGGTGAGATCCTGAGGTCTATCAAAGTTATTCATGATGTGAGCCAACAAATTGATAGACTCATCTGGCGTTTTACCCTTTTTCACGTAATTGGCATAAAAAGCGGCCTTAACAAAACGACCTGTAGCCGTCTGAGAGGATGGTAGAGCTGTTAATGCAATACCCGCATCAGCAGTTTGAAGCTGTTGCTTCCCCAGCGTGCCAGTGTTTTTATCAACGTTAGTAAAGGTGTAGTTATTCAGATTCGTTAAGTGCCAAGGAAACTCAGGGGCATTAGTCATCACATTCGCAGGATTGTCATACACATTCTTTTTGCCATTCAGAAATTCAACCACAATTCCATTACCGGTCTTATCAAAAATAGCGTAATGACCTGGCAAAGGTACATTTCCTACCATCGGGATAGCCGGTAACCAAAACTGGGTGTTATCACTCAGCAAGGCGGCCTTAACTTCAGCAACAGTCTTAAAGCTTCCTAAGATCCATGAACCAAAATCATTCATAGACAATATTTTTGAAGCATCATTGCCAACAGCAGGGGCAGACACGCCATTAAATTCATTTAAAGAGAAACTTAAGCCTTGATCATTTGCCCCTTCGAATATGAGAGGCTGCTTTGCTGAGGTCAAGACAGCACCTGTCATACCCAAGATGGCGTACTTAGTATTAAATGTGAGGCCATTTGCACCAGCAGGTGTTGCAGATTCGATTTTGGTACCGAGCGGAAGATAAGTCATCATTGTCGGAATTTGAAAACTAAATTCCATAGTGCGGCCATGATAAGCATTGCCATTTACGTCTGTTATTACCAGGGCAGTACAAGCATTCGCATTTCCTATAGAAGAGAAAATGAGTGAACCAGCCAGCAGGAGGCTGCCGAAAGATTTGATATTTTTCATGTTGAGTTCGAGACGAGTTGGGAAGAGCGTTCATACTAGCAGGAACAAATTTCATACTAGTTATGTTTTATATGGTGTTTACCCTATTATTTGGCCTTGAAAAATCAAGATAAGCGTGAATTGAGGTGCCTCCAAGACAGAACTAAAGGAATATATCCACTATTACAGCCATGATCGAATCAAAGAAAAGCTAAAGGGATTAAGCCCGGTTGATTACCGAACTTAATCCCTCGCGCTAATCTAAGTAAACTCCCCAACTTTATGGGGTCAGTTTACGGGGGTGATTTTTTTGCTCCCAATTTAAAGTCTATTTAAAGAAAAGATCGGTTGCATCGGAATTAGTACTGGCATCTATGACATCAAACGTTAAAACCTTAGTAGTCTTAAGCGCACTGAGTTTGCCCAAGTCAAACTTAGAGTAATTTAAGGCATCAATAGTTCTAATGTAGAAATGGTTTTGTTGTAAATCCTTCAGAACTGTAAATGAAGTTACTTCTGAGATGGGTTTGCCGCTATTGCCGGCAGTCAAATTACGCTCACCTCCAGGTAAGTCATTTGCAACATCAATAGAGATATTTGTTGGGCGATCAAAATTATTCATGACATGACCTAATATCAATATCGCTTTCTCTGGCGTCTTGCCTTTTTCAGCAAATTGCGAATAATATGCTGCCTTCACAAATCGCCCTGGTGATGTCTCAATACCAGGCAAGCCATTCATATTCGCACCACCGTCAAAATTACTGACTTTCAACTTATTAAACTGGCCGTGATTTTTATCCACATTAGTCAAATAAGCATAGTTATTCATATTTTCGAGTTGCCATGGAAATGACGGATTATTAGTCATTACGCCTACCGGGTTGTCATAAACAGAAGTTTGACCATTAATCCATTCGATAACGATACCTTCACCTGTTTTATCGAAAAAAGCAAAGTGGAACGGCCAGGCGCCACCAAATTCAGCCATTACTGGAAGCCAAACATCCACCTCTTTATTTACAAGAGCCTGTTTTAACTGGGCGACAGTTTGAAAATTCCCCAACGCCCATGCACCAAAGTCATAAGCAGAAATAATTTTGTCTTTCGGGACATTACTTGTATTTGTTTGTAAATTCCCACCTAGAGAATTCGCAGTAAACGATAAGCCTTGGTCATTTAAGCCTTCAGCAAACGTGTCTTGCTTGGAACTTGCAATCAAAGGTACGGTAGCAGCAAGGATTGGGTACTTAGTATTAAAAGTTGCACCTTGCTTACCATCAGGCGTGACTGATTCAAAGCGAGCGCTTGCTGGGTAATAAGTTAGCCTCGAAGGAAGAAAACCAGGAAACTCCATGGTTCTGCCAACGTATGCTCGGCCATTGGCATCTGTATAAAGCATTACGGTACAGGCAAATGCATTTCCGATTGAAGACAAAATAAATGCACTTGCTATAAGAAGGCTTGTTATAGATTTGAATTTTTTCATGATGCCCATGTATTTAGTAATTATTGAATTTAAGCGAATACTATTGGTTATTAATTTAGTAGAAATTGCAATTTTTGATAATATCGAACTATAAACAAAATGCCAGTAAAAACCATTGAAATGGGGTCCTTACCCAAAATGTGGGCTTTGCTCTGTAATAAGGCATCTATTTTGCATTTGGCCGTTATTGGCCGGATGCGGTCATTAAGCCTCCAGGATCAACGGATCAACCATCCGTTGGGCTATCCGTCAGCCAACGACCCAAAGCACTCACCTGGGAAAAAGAATTTGCTTAATATCTCTATAGACCTGAAATCCAGAGATCAGGACAAGGGAAAGTGATAGCGGGACCACTGCAATATAGCCAACCTTCTTAAAACTAACTGCCCCAATAATTCCGCCAACCAAAAACATTCCAAAAATGAATGCATGTGTTTTTAATTTTTCTATATTGGCCTTTACAAGACCTTGCTTATTTGCATCTTTAGACCTATTCCAATAAATCATTTTTCCCAACTCTATACCAATGTCGGTAATGACACCTGTCATATGGGTAGTTCTAATTTCAGCTTTGGAGGCCTTGGTAACAATGGCATTTTGCAAGCCCATTACAAAACATAAGAGCAATGCAATCGCTGGAACAGTTAGGGGTAAATACAGGTTTAAGTTTGCGCCAACCAAGCCAAATGCTAGTAAAAGTACGGCCTCAACCAATAAAGGCAATGCGAACTCACTACGAATTTTTCTTCTATGTCCCCAGTTAACAATGATGGCTGTTGTTGCAGCACCCAGTAAAAAAGACAGCAAAAGTGAGATGCCGCCTAAAACCGAAATAAAATTATTAAGGGCTAGATCATCGCCAATCGCTGAAATAATGCCGCTCATATGAGAGGTATAGCGAGCAATGGCCAAAAAACCACCAGCATTTACAGCGCCAGCCACAAATGCCATATAAGCACCCAAGTGAATATTAGTCTTATGGGACCTTTGATTGCTTGTTAAAAGATGAAGGAACTTAATTGGCATCGAATGTCTATTTTACGACCTAAGAACTGCCACACACATGACTGCAATAATCTGGCTTAAGACAGCTGATTCAATTTGGACAATTAAGCAACTCATAACCCAAAGCAGGTGCCCAAAGAAAAACCACCCGTATTGAACTGACCCCCAAAAGCTAGACATAACATCCAACTTTTGGGGGTCAGTTCACGAAGAGTGGCTTTTTACCGACTAAACCTTTTACTTAATTGGCAATTGAGCAGCTATTGCGCAATTATTGGTGGCCGGCTTACCAGCAAAGCGATCCTTGACCCAGTCCCTATAAAAGGGTCCAGAAACACCCGGAGTTGTAAAGTGCGTTTGCACTCCTGGAAGCTGAACTCGATCTACGCTACCACCCAAATTACACATCTGTTCTTGATAGAGCTTGCCCATGATTGGAGGATTGGTTACATCACCTGTACCCCAATAAATAACGACTGGAGCGATTGGCTTAACCGGGGGATTGCTAGCTTTTACGATTCCAGTAACCCAACCTAGGGTATTAGTTCGATCAGCCCTCAACAAGTTCTTGTAGTTATCGCCAAAGTTATAGCTCATGGTATCAGCAGCGGTATGCATACACTTATTGCTATATATCTCATTCATTGCCTTAACCCCATCGTCTGTAAAGAGTTCAGTGAGCTTCAAATTTGGAAAAGCTGGCTCCATAGCCCACAGCGCCATACTCATATGACCAAAATCAAATACAGTTTTAGAGAACATCGCAATGAAACCGTCCATGACTTTTTGCGCTTCAGCCTCATTGGCAGGAAGGTTAGGCACCACGGCTGCGTTGTCAAAAGGAGCCAAACCAACAACACCCACTAATTCAATTCCATCTGCAGCAGTACCCTTTTGAGCGACATACTCTGGCATGCTTGTTACAGCCAATACAGCACCACCACCCTGCGACCAACCGTAGAGCGCAGCCTTTTTACCAGCGCCAGTTTCCTTCATTGAACTAGCAGCTCGAACAGAATTTAAAGCATCCTTACCATTACTATTCGCCAAAGAATATTGATGTCTTCCACCACCACCCAAGCCTTGATAATCAGTTGCTGCAATGACATAACCTTGCGCAATAAATTCTTCAACACTAGGAATGCCGTAGTCAGTCCAAGAGTTGCCTCCAATTAAAAAGTACTCATTGAGCGGGACTACTGGATCCAAAATTTGTGATGGACCGCAGTTTTGCGCAGTACCGGTTGTCCCGTGTGCCCAACCCATAATTGGACGCCCTTCTTTAGGAGCTGGTCCAACAGGAGCAACAACTAATCCAGTTGCGATCGTCTTGTTACCGGCATAGTCTGAAGAGATATATGCAATCTTCCAGGCTTGAGCACCCTTCACGGAAGTTTTAATTTTCTCCTTCTTAACAACTTCACCGAGCTTACCGGTAGGGGCTATTTTCTGGGCTTCCGCATAGAACTGCGCAACAGGTGGGTCAGCAAGGACAGTTGTAGCCATTGCACAAATGCAAGCGCCGAACATCAAGCCGGAGACTAATTTTTTCATAAGGATCCTGAAATTTGAAGGTAATAAATTGAACTATCTAACTAATATATGAAAATATAACAAAATGGATCTTTGTATCCCCCTTAAGCTCAAGCTAAATGATGGGCTAATTCTCTTTTTTTAGGATTATTTTCATTAAATTGAGGCTGTCGATACCTAATATGGCAGTTAATCCATTGATCTCTTGCTAGCTTCTACCAACACAAAGTAACCTTACATAGCTCGCCTGTGAGGATTATAGGTATCAATTTCACTTATCCATTGATACCTATAAGCTTAAATAAATTCTTAGATCCCCATATTCCCAAGATGCTGAGCAATTCGATCTATGGGTTCTTCAGAGTTTGCTATCGGCCTTCCTAGGGTGGCATTTCGCGCCCTGATGGGTTGAGGTTGCATCTGCAGTTTAGGCTTTGGGGTTTCTGCCTTTGACCATTCGAGAGCTGGGACTTCAATTGCGTTATAGATAGCATCAATGGTGGGCCACCACTGAGAGATCTCTAGGTTTCTGACAAAGAGGTTCATGTAGAACGGGTCTTGTGAGTACTTAAGAAATATTGGTGATTTCATACTGTGGTCTGCTTCTTCTTTGCGCGTAGATAGATAGTTAAAGATTTCTTTTCGGGCTTCTTTGACTGCGCTATAGGAATTACTATTGACTTGATCAGCCTCACGATCCTCATGCCAGTTTTGTTTTTTGGCACGCTCTAAGGAGGTCATTGTTTTATCGACAAGCTCATTCTCTAGATCTTGGCCATGTAGCTTATCCAAAAGACTTTTTACTTTTAGCTTTAAGGAATCATTTTCTTTTGCAAGCTCTCGGTTGGTATTGATGATCTTCTGAAATCTGCTCTCGGCGCGGGTTTTTGGTTCTGGTGCTTGTGCTTGTTCTGGAGCTGATCCAACTTCAGATTTGATCACTACCTCCAGATCCTTTTCATTGCTGACAACACGCTCTAGTAGTTCCATACCGCTTTCTTTTTGTATCGATGTTTGGGGAAGTTGTTCTACTGTCAGTAATACAGGGGATGGCAATAGTGATGCAATGTCACGGGCCAACATTGGCTCTGGTTCTGGCTGTGTTTTAGCTGTCAGGTTAGGAATCTCTGATGGGACAAAGACTTCGCTATTGCCGGTCGTAAGGCTTAGGTTTTCTGGTTTGGGCTTAGGCGTCTCTTTGCCTTTGCTTAGGGCATCTAAAAAGCCGGTGGTTTGACTCTTACGCTCGGCTTTTTGAGATCTTTCTTTAGGGGCGTACTCTTGCTTAGGGGCCTGGTCTTGCTTGGTATTTTTGTCTACAGATTGCCCTACAGAAATCGTTTCTAGAACAGTCTGCCCTCTTTGCGCCTTAAAGCCTTCAAGCCTTTGTGAAAGATCTTCTTTTGCAGGTTTTTTGAATTTACTTTTATCGGACTGCTCTTCACTTGGCTTTTGAAGGGCGGCAAATGGATCGGCTAGTTTTGTATGAACATCTTGTCCATGAAGACGTTCATGTTCTCTGCGCGCTTCTCGCTCCTCTATCTTTTGGATGGCACCACCATTGGTTAACACTCCAGAGCTAAAATTTTTCACTGTGTCAGTCATCTACTTCTTCCCCCGTTAAATATTGATGTTGGCTGTGCTGCTGTTGTTGCTGCTGTTGCTGTTGCTGTTTTTGATATTGCTGTTCACTTCTCATGTCCCATGGTCTGGTTGTAAATATCTCTGGCATGTCACTAGTGAGATCTACATACCCTTCGGGTTGCCGGTCTATTTTTGGCATGAATTGATTTGAATCGATACGGTCGTCATAGCGCAAGATAGTCTCGTGTAGGAGATTACGGATATGTTCGTAGTCCATGCCTCTGGCTTGCAAGTTTTGCATCTGAATAGATAAATGGGTAATCATCGGCAAGAGCTTTAGCCACCCTTCTTTGCTCTCGATGGTGTCGGGGGTGCCTGTAGTGCCCGCCCTGATCTTAAGATCTACCATGTCATAGATGTTTTCTTTTGTAAAATCTGGCCAGTGGTAGAACTTCTCTTGGGTTGGTGAATGTGGCGCGCCCATATAGCGCCTCACCTGATCTTCAGTTAACTCTTGCAGAAGGATCTGAGCACTGTATTGGGCGATCTCTTGTAGCCAATCTTCTATTTGGTCTTTAAATTCAAATACACGCCCTGATAGTGCTCTTTGCATGATCGATGCTTCGGTTGCGGTCTTCGGTCTGACGATGGTCGAGCGTGCTGCATCTTGTAAACCCGTGACTTGTTCCCAGTCGTTACGAACTGCACTGGTGTCATAGACGATGGGATCGATCTTAGGGTGGCCCCTAGGGATGATGACTTGGTTCAGAGGCTTGCCTTCGGTATCGACAATCGTGATCTCTCCAAAGCGGGCATCAACATGCTTTTTAATAGTCTTCTCGTTAATATCGGCCGAGGCTACCCATCCGGGAATACACAGATCGCGATGTTGGTTAAAGCGATCCCTGGCTTCGTTGTGTTCGTCTTGCAGGCGTTCGGTTAGATCGACTAGGCTAGGACCGATAAATTGGCCATCGACCACTTGATATGGCAGCAAAAAAAATGGGTACCAGCGCTCCCCTGCCTTTGGAGGGGAATAAGGCTCACGCAGCCATTCTGGGGTACCTTCGGCCATGGTGTAGACACGTTGAGTAGCTCTATCCCAGATCTCTAATATGGCAATTTGCTGATCATCACTGACCGGGACTAAGGGGGCATCAAGTTCTAGTGAGGCTAAGCGTTTGGATTTTTGGTGGGAGCGTTCGCCAGCGCTAGCTTGGTAGATCTTGGCGTTTGCAAGGTTCTTTTTATAAAGAGCTTGGGCTTGGCCGCGTTTCATTGGAATGATCTGGCAGATCCAATCGGCATCGGTGTAATCCCAAAACTCACAGACCGATGGATCAATGAGAAGGTTCTCGGTGAGAATTCTGTCGATCACCAGTCCTTCGGCGCAATGCACTTCTGTTTGTTCTTTGAGGGATTCAATAAGCTCTGTAAGCTCAGCTCTCTTGGTCTCATGGTGTGTTTTTTGATGCTCATCTTGGAGCTCTTCTGTCAGGGCATCAATCGCTAGTAGGTTCTCTTGGGCATCATTGATGCGACCTTGAATATATCCGTCTTTTGAAGGGTCTCGCTGGTACAGGACTTTGAGTACGCCATAGCTGCAGGTTAATGCTGCTCTTACAGTGGATTTAGCCCGGTTCTTGAGCTGGGCATTTTCTAAGGCTTTGTTGGTGATTTTCTCGAGGGTTTTACAAAAGAGCTTGATATCAGCACCGCCATGGGTTGGCGTGGTCGAGATCTCGGGGTTGCGGGCATAGACATTGGGTAATACCGCGGAGATCGTTCCATGAATCAGATTGGCTCTTAGGCTATAGAAGTCTTTACTTGTGGGATCGGCATTCCAATTAAAGCCCGCTACAGTATTGCGGTTATGTCTTACTCGCTGATGAAAGGCTCCCCAGTGGGCACGTGCATGGGTAATGCGTGCGATCCACTTTTGTTGCAGGGCTTTGGACTCTTGGGTAGGCATACCCAATTTATAGAGGTAGATGCTCTTGTTGCTGGATTTATCTGGGATTTATCTTTTATGGTGTTAAATATTCATAGTCTAATAGGGATAATTCAGTCAATGACGAAGCGGTATAAGTAATCAAACACCCAAGTAGCTTGCAGCGAATATCGTCGCTACCGTAAGTGCGTTTTGAACGCGTCAAGTTTGGGTACCGCAGCTTTTCTTAAGACCCCTTAAATAACTCGATTTAGGGTTTAAAAGCCTATAAGTGTGGGCAGTAACCTTAAATGGGACATGGACTCTTCTCCATAGTTAAAAAACTGTATACTAATCACTACTACTCCTCCCTAACCAGGTCATTCAATTGACTCCGGTCTGGGACGAAAAAGCCGCTCTTGAGCGGTTTTTTCATTTCTAAAAGCGATTCTTAAAGGAAAGCATGTTGAACATGTCGAGAGTGTTGAGAACCGCAATTTATATTGATGGCTACAACCTTTACTATGGCCGCCTACGTGGAACTCAATATAAATGGCTTGATGTAGTGTCACTGTTTAGTCGCATTGCACGATCTATTGAACCTCATTCCCAAATTATTTCTGTGAAGTTCTTTACGGCACCAGCGCTGACTAAATTTTCAAGACACGGTACAGAATCGATGCGCGCTCAGAATGACTATCATCGCGCGCTCGAAGCTAAATACCCGGATTGTTTTGAGAAAGTACTTGGTTCACATGTATTTGAAAAAGATGGGACCAGAATGCCTTTGTATGTAGATGGCAGCCCTTTTGACAAAGAAAATACAGTCAAGGTATGGCGTTTAGTGGAGAAAAAAACGGATGTCAATTTGGCATTGGCTATGTATCGTGATGTAAATAAAGGAGTTTTAGACCAGGTCGTCCTGATTTCGAACGATACAGATACGGAACCGGTCATTCATGCACTTATTGAAGACTTTCCTGAATTGAAAATTGGCATGATTATTCCCAGGGAGCCTCAAAATAGCGGAAAAAAAGGTCGTCCCGCAAGTAGCAGCCTCTTAAATCTTGCTCACTGGTCACGGGCATACATTAACGATGAGGAATTATTGGCTGCGCAACTTCCAGATCTCGTTCCTACAAAAAAGAAACCCGCTACAAAACCAATTCACTGGTAGCGGACTTTTTTTACTCAATCCGCCTTGCCCGCATGACGCCATACCTCGTTGCATCCCAGGCATGATCTTCTGCATCGGTATCGACATCTTCTGGGTTTAGTGAATCTGGCGGTAGTTGCGGGATGGTCCGCAGCCAGTGTTTACAGGTACTAAAGACTTTGAGTCTTTCTTCTGCCAAAAGGCGAATAATTTCTTGTGCACCGTTTACTCTGCTTCTAGGGGCGTTATAGGCTTCGGTCCATTTCACCCCTTTATCCCTAAAGATTTGTCCGATAGATCGCTCGGCTCCAATTTTAGAAAAGATTGATGGGTCAGCTAGGTTGAGACGGTATTCATATCCAAGACGCTCATCATGGGTTTCGATCTTTTTAATTTTTTCCGCTACTACTGTGGCATCTTCTCGGGTTCCGGTATTGTCTTTTTCGCCATACCCATAGAGTTCGCGCCAAAGGTAATAGACCCCGTCATTGGATAAGGCAAACCAATAGATGGCGTATGGTCTGGCATAACCCCAATCCATAGAGCGCCATACCTTCCAGCTAGGTGGTATCGCAAATGGCTCAATGATGTGTTTGGAGGGTTGCCATACCCCTTCCAGAAAACTTCCTACATGGATATCCCAATCCCCCTCTAACCATGCCCTACGCCTATTAGGATCGCTGAGCGATTCTAGGCTCATCAGGTAGTTGGGATCGTTTTTAAGAAGATGGGTGTTCTCATAAATCGTCGAATGAATACGCACCCTAGGTAGTGCACCTTCTGATCGAATGATCTTGCCTGCAGGGACATTGCCAATTTGAAATCTTTCTTTTACCGATGCATGACCTATGCCGAAGGGATTACAGGTGGCACGTACCATGCGCGGCATGCCGGGGTGCGATGATCGGCAGGTGGAATGCATGGCTTCGTAAAAAGAAAGGTTGCGCCAATTCGTGAGCTCTTCAAATCCCAGCCAACCATATTCGTGTCCGTGGTAATTCCAGTAATCTGCTTCATTAGCACCGTAACGAAAGTACAGCATCTCTCCTGTAGGCCATTTCCAGACGTAATCGGATTCATTGAACTTGGCCCCTGGAAAGATTTGGTAGAACCAGCGCTTACTCTTTGCCACGACATCGGCTAATTGGGGATAGGTCAGACGAAAGAGTGTGCCCCGCCAGTGATCTCCAAAACCTTTGCCAACATGCTGGGCATAACTCATTAGCAAGGTATCGGTCTTTCCTCCACCTCTGGTGCCTTCGAGCAATACCTCATACACAGGACATGACAGAAATAAGGTCTGGCTTCCAGGTAAGGGTTCCCAGATGGTCTTTGTCTTCAAGGCTTGGTCTTTAAGTCTTTAGGTTTGACACTTAATGCTTAGGCTGGGCTGCCAGTTCCCACTCATCTGCGCTCATGGTGCTTGGCACCACCAATACTCCGCTTTGTAATGGTGCTCCGTCTTTACCAGTATGTTCAATCGCTGATAGTCGGGGGTGCATATAGGGGGCTGCATGCTTTCCGACAACGGCAACCATGTTTAGAAGCTTGATACGCTTTTCATGGGCTTCGGTATTTGCCTGAATATTCGCCTCAAGATTCACTTCGAGTCCGCCCCCTTGATATTTGCAGTTTTCAGCTTCTTCATATAACTCATGCATGACCTTCATCATGACTTCTAGGGGCGTCATACCTTTAGAGGCCAATAACTCAGCAATTTCAAGGGTGCGCTTAGTTAGGGTAGATTTAGCAAGGCTAGTTTTGGCAAGACCAGGCTTACTACGACCAACTCCAGCCTTTGACCCTCCCTTGCCAGAAGCTTTAGGGTTGGTTTTAGGTTTCTTTTGAGAATTCTCAATCATGGCTTGCTAATGACCTTCAAAAGATGGGGTTGCAAAACTACGGTATCGCCAGCAGGCTCATCACACAGAATGGTGATTCTTTGAAACAGATCTAGCCGGCTTTGGGCGCCTCGATGTTTGATAACAGTACCAATGCGCCCACTAGGGGTCTTAACACGTGATCCCACAGGAACATCATCCATGTCTTGGTGAGTAAGCGGGTGAAGTAAGGCTGATTTAGTTTGCATTTGACTCTCCAGTGGTACTTTTGCGTTTGTGTATTTCAGTAAAGATTCGGGCTTTAAAAGTCTCATAGCTCTCCGAGATTTCTGCTGTCATGCCTAACTCCCTGCCCTTGGCATCGATACCCTGATGGCTTTGCCACCACACTGCTTTGCATAAGTCGCTGCCATCAGGCTTTTTCTGGGAGCCTTTCAAAATAGCCAGAATGAAACCTGCGTTAATCGGGTTGGGGTTAGCAGCTTTACGACGGGTTTCTTTTCCGGCAGCGATGGCTTTACTCACTTCGTCTTCAGTCACGCCAAGCTCGACCATCTCCCGAATGCGGTAATCGTCTATCGCTATTGCTCTGCCTTCTTTGGTAATCAGGGCGGCAAAACTTTTATGTTTATCGATGCGCTCCTGAAATTGCTTTTCTTGCTCGCCACCCCCTATGGTTTTGTTTTCCTGGGGTATGGAGATTGGTTTGTGGTGACTGGTGTCTGGGTTCTGGTTACTGGTGTCTGGTGAGCAATGCGTTGGCAATGCGATCGCATTGCGTTCGCATGGGTTCTCCATTGTTGTTGGTGCTTCGTTTTGGGTATTTTGTTCTGTTTGCCAACGGCCTTCTGCGCTGCGTCTGGCTTTAAGTTGTTTGGCTTTGAAACGGGTGATCTCATGATCGCAGCGGGTTTGACACCAGCCTTCTTCACTGAGGGTAAAAAATTCTTTGAGGATGGTCACTACAGAATTTTTCTCTTCTTTGGTCTTGGCTTTGATCAGGCGTTGTACTGAGACGATATCCGCTGGTAGCGGTTTTTCTGTTGCGTAGTACTTGTGCAGGAGTCGTATATAGCTAGCATCTTCAATAAAGGTGAGATGCGATGTGGCTTCTGCGTAGTCTCCAATGTGATGCTCGTAGTAGTTCATTTGATGGCGCTCTCCTTGTATTTGATATCTTGGTGATAAATATTTCCAAGAGCAATGAATCTATCAATCGAAAGAGTGAGCGTCAAACAAATTATTTTGAATTTATTTTTTTGGGAAATTTTTTAATAATTTGTGTAGGGTATTTCTTACACGACTGATGATGTTTTTCTGTGATAAAAATTCGAGTAAGTCCATCAAAGTTCACTGATGTTTTGAGTTTGTAAGAAATTACTGACAGCGTTGTAGCCCTTTATTTATATGGCTTCTGTTGTTTTTAGGAACACATTTATTTTAGGGTTAAAAATGAACTACAGCATTCTAAAAGGGTATTGTTTTTCTATTGACCAATGAGTTTTGTTTGAGTACATTGCGATGAAGTTGCACACCACTTCACAACCAAAAGGAGATTTAATATGATGATCGCAATTCGTTTGTACAGACTCTATCGAGCTTATGGATATACAAAATACATTTCTGCGAAGATGACCTTGCAGTTATTTCGTAAAAATATTTATCGTGCTCGCTAA